CTTTCCTTGGTCGACCTTAGCGATAGGTCTCCTTTCATCTTTAGTTTGAGCGATAGCAAGAGTTTGGGGTCTCTCGCCAGCTAGTAACAATGCTTCCATGGCATGAAAATCTCTCCAGAATTCTGGAGTAGGTGTCATGGTTTCGTCGCCACCAAGCCAAGACTTCTTGCCTTTAAGTTTTCCTAGTTTTAAAACATAGGGGAAACCAGGAGAAGTTCCGCGCTTAACTGAATCAATGAAAGGAAAATCTTCCGATCCAATCAACATCTCTTCATTAGTAAAAGTTCGTAACTTGTTACAGCTTTGTCGCATGACATAATAAACATCATCCATTGCAATATCCGCAACGTTCTCGTTTATTTCAACGCGACGCTGGCCATACTTAGCTACGCCAATCATCAAAGGATCCTTAAACTCTCCTTGCTTATTCGTAAATGGACGAAGCATCGCAGGAATGGTTGTGACAGGCCCCAAGAGGTCTTGAACTACTGAGGGGGATATCATAGTCTTGGTTGCTGTTGGGATAGGTTGGATCGCTCCAGCCACCCTCAAACCAGGAATAGGGGTTACATCGGTCGTATCGGGGGAGAACCTACCTTGGAAAGTAGGAACATCATTAGCAAAAGTATCAGTATCTAAATTCTTGAAAACTTCTTCTAACATTTCTCGGTTAAGGGGTATACCATAACCACGATCATCCATGCCTGCCATGTGGAAAGCACAAATCTTTCCATTAGAAGCATCGGAATGGGTTGTTACGGGAGAACCACACATACCTTCGAAATTAGTACATTCGTATTCTAGCAGGGATGCTACTTTCGTAAAATCACCTGAATCAAGTTTTATCGGCAAACTGTCGATATGCTTGATCTTATTAGATACTTGTATCAAAGGTGAAACTATCATAGTTGACGCATCTTGTCGCAAAGTTGTTATGCAAACTGGATGGTGAGCAATCTTACCTAGTTCCTTAACACTAATAAAGTGTTTCAGTATACTGGGGAAAGATCGTACCTGTCGGGGTAGTTTCACCGCGATTAAGTCTCTATAACCTAGTTTAGAATGTGTTATCTCCAAAGTTTTGCAAGCTTTCTTACTAACAGAAAATGCAGGTGCAATACAACCTACAGTGTAAATATTAATCATGTATTCTGGGTGAAGGCTCGCCCACATATGCGCATTAATGAGCATAGTGGTTCCGCCTAAAAACAGTCCATTGGTAGACAATGAACGATCGGCATTATATCCGCCACTTACGAACACAGTGTTTTTATTCATAATATTAACTGCAACTTCTAAAGTATTTTTACTCTGTA